ATAGCAGGGCTTCGTTTAGAGCTTGAGCAACGGCTTGCGCCCGTAGAAGAGCGCGTTGGTAGCATCCGAGACTCAGTAGCTCAGTTTCGAGAAAACTTTGACCCCGCCGCTCTGCGCGAGCAAATCGGCAACCTTAGAGGCCGCTTAGAGGGTTTGCCAAACTTCGATATTGACGAGATTCGGCGCCGGGTTCAGGAAGGCATCGAGCTTCCGAATTCAAACGAGATTCAAGACAATTTGCGTCGAGTCATGGAAGAAAGGGGTGGTTTTGTACCCCCGGAAGTTTTAGAAAGGCTACGAGCCGTCGAAGGCCGTGAAGGCCCTGATCTTTCTGGCATTCGAGAGAGAATAGCGGCCTTGCGTGAACAACAAGGACAAGCGACCGAGGGTCGTCGTGGATTATCCGAGCTTTTAGCGAATGTACGCGAACAACAAGGACAAGCCGCTGAGGGTCGTCGCGCCATCGAAGATCGCCTTGGCGGCAGACTGGAGGAAGTCAGAGGGCAGGTAACCCCGCTGACTGAGAGAATTGCGCAACTTCGTGGTCGCTTGGACGAAAGGCCCACGGTTGACATGGATGCTATAGCGCGCCGGGTTAGAGAAGGCATTGACATTCCACAGGTAGATCTAGGCGGAATCCGTGAGCAAATCGCTAATCTGCGAGGCCGTATGGACGAACGGCCTACGGTCGACATGGATGCTATTGCTCGGAGAGTTAGAGAAGGTATAGATATCCCGCAGGTAGATTTGGGCGGAATCCGTGAACAGATTGCTAATCTGCGTGGACGGCTTGATGAGCGCGTACCGGCTGGTACAGCAGGAATAAAACCCCTTCCCGCACCGCCTAAATCACCACCAAAGGCTCCGCCAAGAATGGGCACCTTCCCTCCGGGATTCAGGGGTCGAGGCAGAGGTAATATCTAATGGCAAGCGAAGTACCAGACAACGTAGCTAATCCATCGCTATATCGTAAGGCAAAAGCCAAGGCTAAAGCTAAATTCGATGTTTATCCTAGCGCGTATGCTAACGGCTGGATGGTGCAAGAATACAAGCGCATGGGCGGAACCTACGAAGGTAAGATCGGAGGCGAAGTGACTTTAGATCCAAAGAAAAGCGACCTCAACAAAGACGGCAAGCTGAGCAAGTATGAACGTAGGCGCGGCGAGGCTATTGCTCGTAACATGAAATTTGGAGGCTCTGTAGAGATGCAACCTCGGGGCTGTGGCGCTATGATGCAAAGCAAGCGTAAGACTGTACGAGTTCCTCGTGGCTAAAAATCGCGGTCTCGACGACTGGTTCGGCAAGGAAAACTGGGTTGATATTAGCGCACCTAAAGAGGGTGGTGGCTACGAAAAGTGTGGTCGCAAGAGCGCTAAGGACTCTGATCGCGGTTATCCCAAGTGTGTACCAGCGGCCAAAGCGGCCAAAATGTCGAAAAAAGAGGTGGCTTCAGCCGTTAGGCGGAAGCGAGCGAAAAAACAAGGCGTAGGCGGCAAGCCTACTAATGTCAAAACATTTGCGGCCGAAGGAGGCTCAATCATGAAAATGAAGGCAAAAGGTATGGCGCGCGGCGGCGCTCAAAGAGCAGGACGGTCGGGTTTTGCAAAGGGCAGAAAAAAACCTGCCAATCCAACTATCCCGCCGGGTCGGGGGGTAACAGGCCCATCCTCGGGACCAGTAAAGGGTCGTCCACGACCGCCGTCTGGCCCAGTTGTTCCGGGTGGCCCTAGCGGTGGCGGAAAGCCCAAGAAAATGAAGGGCGGCGGCATGGCAACCAAAGGCTACGCCAAAGGCGGCGCTATGAAGAGCAAAGCTAAATCTAGCCCTGTGCGCGCTCCCTNAAGCAAGAACAGCGGATTGTATGGCCGATAATGGCTTTTCTTCAGTCGAGTATTCCTTACTTTAAGTGTTGGGTCCGACGCGAGTACACGCACAATCACGAGAAATACCATGGCGAGTTTCTTCATGCCATGGTCATCGGTGTCACGACGCTACCGAAGCGATGCCTGTCTTTTCAGGTCATATTTACTGGAGCTGAGACTTACGATACCGATGAGCCAAANCTCCACGGGGGCGCAATGTGGGCTCGTATGCCTATCACCGCTCTCGTGGGGGACACCCCCTTCGAGAAATGGCCTGAGCCAATGCCTGTATGGGCGGCGCAACCATGGGACTGCGCATCTCGGACCCACAGTGTTTACAAGCTAGAAAACTGCGACCCGTGCCCTTGGATTGCCAAGATAGACGGCGAGTTTTACCCGGCAAAATACTATTTCACAGTGGATTACACCGAGTCAGATACCGCTGACGACCCGGCTCAACACAAGCAAAGCCATGTCTTAGAGCTACTTGATGCGGGTGATTGGACTGGCAACATCGTTGCATTGCCGAATAATCGAGTCAGAGTGACGAGGCCAGCACAGTTTGAGCTAGGCGACGGTGCCCCTGATTTTAGGCCCTCGCAACATATCCATTACAGCAAATCTGACTTAGACTACACTTTAGACGTAAATCAAGTGTTCGATAACCTATACGCGGGTGCAGAAAATGGCGACGAGCGGGAGTAAAGATTTCGAGTTAGACGTAGCAGACTACGTTGAAGAGGCGTTTGAGCGTTGCGGCTTAGAGCTTCGGACTGGCTACGACCTGAAGACCGCCCAGCGATCGCTCAACCTCATGCTTGCAGAGTGGGCTAACCGTGGATTAAATCAGTGGACGGTCAAAGAAAAGACCGTCGCTATGGTTCAAGGTACAGACAAGTACACGATCGACGCTACTAACCCTACNGCAACCATCGATGTNTTGGACGTNTTTGTTCGCGAAACGTCACAAGGCGTTACTACAGACATCCCGTTGAGTCGTATGTCACGCGCTGAATATGCGCACCTTGCAACAAAATCGACGACAGGAAAGCCCAACCAGTATTTCATCGACAAGCAGTTGTCGCCTACGATTACGGTATGGCCGGTGCCAGATAAGAACAGCACGTATACCGTGTACTTGAACGTACTTAGTCGCATGGATGACGCTGACGTAGGGGCTAACACGCTAGAAGTACCCTTCCGGTTTTATCCGTGTTTAGCGGCAGGACTCGCTTATTACTTGGCTTTGAAGCGAGCACCCGACAAGGTTCAGTTGCTTAAGCCGCTGTACGAAGAAGAGTTTCAGCGCGCGCTTTCTCAAGATGAGCCACGGTCAAGTTTCCGCATAGCTCCCGATATTAGAAGCTACGAGATTGCGTAATGGCGTTTGCATCTAACAGACGAGCTTATGGAATCTGTGACATTACCGGGTTCCGTTATCGCCTCAAGGACATGAAGAAGACTTGGGACGGCTTGCTCGTGGGCCCTGATCAGTGGTCGCCAAAACACCCTCAATTGATGCGCAAGCCAACTCCTGTTGATCCAGAAGCCTTACGAGATCCACGAATAGATCAAGCGGCAGACGGCAACGACGGAAATTTTTTTACTGTCTACACTAACGTAGGCGAGGGTATACTGGGCACAGAGCTTACGACCTATCAAATAAACAGCGGCTTAGGCACGGTTGAGGTAACCACGTCATGAGTTTTACATTAGCGACTCTTAAATCGACGGTCCAAGACTACTTGCAGGTTGATGAGACAACCTTCAATAACAACCTCAACACCTTCATTGAGGAGGCGGAGAGCCGCATTTTTAAGCTGGTACAGCTACCTGAGCAACGCAAAAACGTCACAGGAACGCTTACCACAGGCAACAGATTTCTCGCTACACCGTCAGACTTCTTTGCCCCATTCTCTTTGGCTGTAATTAGCAACAATCGGTATTACTACTTGGATTACAAGCATCCGTCGTTTGTTAAAGAGTACAGCCCATTGACAACAACCACAGCACAACCCAAGTATTACTCGCTGTTTGATGACACGGCTTTTGAATTGTCGCCTGTACCGGATTCTGGTTATTCGGTAGAGCTTCATTATCTATATAAGCCAGCCTCGTTGACGGCGGGTGCAGACTCAGGAACAACCATCTTATCCACAGACCATCCAGATCCTTTGCTGTATGGCACGTTGGTTGAGGCGGCGATATTCCTAAAAGAGGCTCCTGACGTTATCCAGACGTTTGAGACTCGATTCAAGGAGGGGATCGCGAGGATGAAGAACGTGAGCGAAGGCCGCGCTACTCGTGATGAATATAGATACGACTTGTTGAGGACAGGTGTTAGTTAATGTCACGAATACCAGAGTTGGAGGGGGCTCGTGTCGCCCTGATAGGCCTTGGCGCCTCTCAAATTGACTACGTTATTGGAGTAGAAAACAGCAAAACATGGGATGAGGTTTGGTGCGTAAACGCCGCTTTGTCTGTGTTTGATTGTGATCGAGTGTTTATGATGGACCCGGCATCACGGTATTTGGATACCGATGACGCAGGTGGCCAGACAGACGTCATGCGTCAGCGCTTACCTAATTTTGAAAAGCCAATCTATTCATGTGAGCTNGACGAGCGTGTGCCTGCGATCATTGAGTTTCCCATTAAAGAGGTCATTGATGATCAGCGTTGCGCCTACCTTAACAACACGGTTGCTTACGCCATCGCCTTCGCTTTGTATAACAAAGTGGCTCATATCGATCTCTTTGGCATGGATTTTAGCTACAAACACAACATCCACTTTGCAGAAGCAGGCCGAGGATGTCTCGAATTCTGGGTCTCTCGATGTATCTCGCAGGGAGTGGGTGTGGGTGTAAGCCAAAAGTCTGCTTTGCTCGATAGCAACGTAGATCCAAAGGAGAGGCTGTACGGATATCACCGGCTTGATGACCCTTTGATGGTGATGACAGACCAAGAAGGTCAGTTTTTAGTGTGCCCAGAATCAGAATTTGAAAGCGCGCGGCGTCAGTTCAACTTTCAAAAGGTTGAAATGCCTGCCTCACCGGAGCCGTACAAGGGATGATCTCGCAAAACGCAGACGCCGCACTAGGCAGTGTTATGGTGGCAACGTCCGATAATGGCGGACATGAGCCAGAGTTTTGGGCCGAAGTGGTCACAAAAAGACTTGTAAGCATTTCAGAAAACGCCGATCCTCATGTCAGGCAACAAGCTGAGGCTTTCCGGCAACAGGTTTATGAAGTAGTATTGAGGGGGATTCAAAGCGCTATTGCGAGTGATCGGACCACATTATCGGTTATTCTGCGGCGTCAAGGTCATAACCAAATGGCTGATTTACTGAAGGAGCTATAAAATGGCTATCACATCGGCGATCTGTACATCGTTTAAGCAGGAATTGTTAGTAGGCACTCACAACTTTACTGCCAGTTCTGGCAACACGTTTAAGTTGGCTCTTTACACTAGCTCGGCGAGCCTTGGTGCATCGACTACGGCTTACACCACCTCAAACGAGGTCAGTGGCACAAACTACACCGCTGGCGGTAATGCGCTTACCAATGTCACCCCCACAACGTCTGGGACGACTGCAATCGTAGATTTTGCGGATCTGACCTTTGGAACCGCTACGGTTACAGCTCGTGGTTGTTTGATTTACAACGACACGAATTCAGACAAAGCAGTGGCCGCGATTGACTTTGGAGGAGACAAAACCAGCACGGCAGGCAATTTCACAATTGTATTTCCGTCGCCTACGGCAACGGGTGCAATTATTCGGCTTGCGTGATGCCTTGGTATGCCCCTCCAGACCATAGAATTCAAGCCGGGAATTGACAAGGAGTCTACCGACTATGCGGCCAAAGGCGGCTGGGTTGATGGAAACCTCATTAGATTTCGTAAAGGACGTGTCGAAAAAGTTGGCGGCTGGGATAAGCTTGGCTCTAGCTATTACCTTGGCATTGCTCGCGCTCTCCATAGTTGGATTGCTCTCGGCGGCACTCGCTTTCTGGGATTGGGTACGACGTTCAAGTATTACGTCGAAGAAGGACAGTCGTTTAACGACGTCACCCCCATAAGAACCACCACATCGGCAGGCGATGTTACTTTTAGTGCCACAAGCGGATCATCCACAATTACAGTAACCGACACGGCGCATGGAGCTGTGACGAATGATTTTGTTACTTTTAGTGGCGCTTCCTCCCTTGGAGGTAACATTACTGCTGAGGTGTTAAATCAAGAGTACCAAATCAGCCTTGTCACAAGCCTCAACACCTATGAATTGATCGCTAAAGACGCAAGCGGCGCTACCGTCACGGCAAATAGCAGTGATAGCGGTAATGGCGGATCATCGGTGGTGGGCACGTACCAAATCAATGTCGGCCTCGATACTTTCGTAACGTCCACCGGCTGGGGCGTAGGAACATGGGGCGCTGGCGGCTGGGGATCATCAAGCTCTATTTCTGCTACTGGACAGCTACGTCTCTGGACGCACGATAATTACGGCGAAAATTTGATTATCAATCCGCGCGGCGGCGGTATTTATCGTTGGGTAGAAAACGATGGCGTAAGTGTGAGAGCGCAAGAACTGTCGCAGGCGGCTGGTGCAAACGGTGTTCCGACTGTAGCACTGCAAGTTTTGACGTCAGAAACCAACCGGCACTTAATTTGTATGGGCGTAGATCCGTTGGTCGGCGGCACTCGAACAGGTGTCATTGACCCTATGCTGGTCGCCTTCTCGGATTCAGAAAACGAGCTGGACTTTACGCCTACAGCCACTAACAGCGCTGGCGATGTTCGTTTGTCTAGCGGTTCTTTCATTGTCGGCGGCATCAAGTCTCGACAGGAAGTGTTGATTTGGACTGACACAAGCCTCTACTCAATGACATTTATTGGCCCACCACTGACTTTTGCTATGAACTTAGTCAATGAGGGCTCCGGTCTTGTCGGTCCCAAAGCGGCCTGTAACGCGCCAAACGGCGTCTACTTTGCGAGTAAGACCGGCTTCTACTTCTATAACGGCTCAGTGCAAAAACTTCCCTGCTCGGTGCAGGAGTACGTGTTTAACGACTTGGATTTAGGTCAAGCATTTAAGTGCCACATGGGCGTGAACTCAGAGTTCGGCGAGGTGTGGTTCTTCTACCCGAGCATCGAAGATGGCACGGGTGAAATATCGCGCTACGTTATTTACAACTACGAAGAGAACCATTGGTCGATTGGCTCCTTGATTCGTTACGCATGGCTTGATGCTGGGATTGAAGACCAGCCCTACGCCTCAGCAGAAGACTCATCTCAACAGTGCATATTCCAGCATGAAANTGGATTTGATGCTTATGAAGACGCCATGACTGGCGTGTTTATTGAGTCGGCTGATATCGATATTAGCGCTGGCGACAGTTTAGCCTTTGTCAAAAAGCTAATACCTGACATGGCTTTTGTCATTGAGGCTGGAATCAGTACGAATCCTGTCATGAACATTGTCTTGAAGCGCCGTGAGTTTCCCNGCCAGTCGTTGGTTACAGATAGCACAAGCCAGATTACGCAGACGACAACCTTCAAGAGCGTAAGGACGCGCGGTCGACAGATCGTTTTAAGATTTGAAAGTGATGATGANGCTTCGGCAGTGGATCAGAAGGGGTATAAGTGGCGGGTTGGAGCAACNCGCCTTGACTTACAGCCAAGTGGTAGACGTGCATGAGCGTGTTATTACCTACTCGGTTACCGTTGTCGCAAGGCGAAACGGTATCTTCGGATACGTTTAACCGACTGATTCGAGTGCTTGAGCTCAACCTTGGCGGAGTTAATTTCAGTATTTCACCGCACTTTAACGCGACTGAGATCTCTGAATTACAATTTGCCACGGGCGCTATCATATTCAATACTACTAATTCAATTCATCAGGCTTTTGATGGGGTACAATTTAGGGATTTATACGATCATCAGACCTATCCAACCGGCATCGGAATGTCGGCAACATTGGGGGCCGTAACGGTAACGACGTCATGAACCAGTTTTTAGAGCAAAGAATAGCTAACTTAATGGGCCCAGAGCCCACCTATAACGACCCCATGATGATGGCCCAAGGTGGTGAGGTGTTTGAGGTAGATGATGATCCCGAATTTATGGCAGAAGCCTCCATGGCGATGGAGTCTCCTGTCACAGACCCCAATGCTGATCTTCGCGAAGCGATTGATCAGTTAATGGTGGCTCAAGAGACCGCAGAAGACCCATTTGAGGCCGCAAAAGCGCAACAAATGATGGAAGCGGCGGCTGTAGGGTCAGAGGCCCCCATGGGGGATATGGCGCTAGAGTTATCTCAGGCCGGTCGTGGCGGGGATACCATGCTTGCTCATTTGACGCCGGGCGAAATGATTTTGCCGATAGGGATCATGGACGACCCGGCGGTTGAAAAGGCTGTTTTGAATCGCTTCGATCAGATGGATTTGAATCCAGAAGAATACGTTGCAGGTCTTGGCATTGCGTCTCTTAACCCGATTACCGGACTTGAAGAGTTTGGCTTAGGTAAGTTCATTAAAAAAGTTGCGAAGGGCGTCAAGAAGGTTGTTAAAAAGGTTGTCCGCCCTATCGCGAAAGTAGCCCAGTTCGTCCCCGGACCATGGCAACCAGCGGCGGCACTTATTTCTCGTGCAGGCACTGTTTATGACGTAGCAAAAGGTCGAGCAAGCCCCTTGGCTTTGGCCGGGGCTTTTGCGCCTTTGCCCGGTGGAGCTGGAGCGGCTGGACAGGCCGCAGGAGCGGCGGCAAGTCGAGGCATCGGAGGTTTAACAAGTGGCTTGCGCGGTTTAATTAGCGGCGGCGGTGCAGACGGTGTCGGCAACTTTGGTCGTTTAGGCGATATTTTAGGCGGCGCAAGCAGTGCGGGTAGAGGCATTACCGGGCTCATAAGCGGTGGTGGCGCTGACGGTGTCGGCAACTTTGGTCGCTTGGGTGACATTCTTGGCGGCGCCAGTGGCTCAGGCGGAGGTATTGGCGGCCTTATTAGTGGTGGTGGCGCAGATGGCGTCGGTAACTTTGGCCGTGTCGGTGATTTCCTCGGCGGAATCGGTGATGCGGTCGGCCTAACGGATTACGCTGGTATGGCCGATCCAAGCGCGGTCTTAGAGCAGGCGGCACAAGATCCGACCACTGCACTGAAAATAGACACTTTGCGCCAAATGGGGCTGAGTGACGAAGAAATTGTTGCAGAGCTTCAGGGTGCTCAGCAAAGCGGCCTTGGCGGTCTGTTTAGCGGCGGTGGTCGAGACGGCGTAGGCAACATGGGGCTTCTAGGCGATTTAGCTGGCGGCGTTACCGATCGCCTTGGTCTGACAAATTACGGCCTAGCTGGCGGTGCCGGTGGCGGTGGCGGCGGCGGTGGCTTCAACATGGGCGCATTGGGCGCGGCAGGACTCGCTGGATTAATTGGCAAGCTTGCTTACGACGAAGCCAAAAACCGTAAAGGCGTACCGCTGACCCCTTCTGTCGTCATGAACGCGGCGGGAAGATTCAATCTCGAAAACGAAATTGCTCGTAGGTCTGGCACACAAGCCCCAAACCCTGTTGAGTTNGGAATGTTGCCGCCTAGCGCGATTCCAACTATGAGCGGAGGCAGAGTGCCGACAACAGCTCAGGCAGAGCTTGAAGAGCAAAAAGCCACAGGTATGCGCTACGGCGGCCCTGTCATGGCTTTCGCAGACGGNGGTAATGTAGACGAGAAAGACTTTAAGCGCATGAATGGTGACATCAACGGTGAGGGCACCGAGGTTAGTGATGACATTCCTGCGATGCTCTCCGATGGAGAGTTCGTGATGACGGGACGAGCAGTTAGAGGGGCTGGCTCGTTTGATATGAAGAACAACAACGGAATCATTACATTGACTCCCGGCAATGGCGAAGATCGCGAGCGGGGCACCAAGTTGATGTATGAGATGATGGACTTGTTCAAAGAGTTCGCGGAAGAGCCGGAGGCCGTCGCATGATAATGCCCCCTAAAAAATTGAAAAGATATCAGGAGGGTGGTGATGTACAACCTTATGTTGCCAGTGTCACCCGACAAGAGCGCCAGATGGACCCCATCGTTCAGCAGTTGCTGTTTGGTACTCCAGACGCTTCTGGTCAAATGCAAGGCGGTTTTCTGCCGGGAGCTATGCGCGCCGCAGAGAGAACCTTCTTTGATGAGCAAGGCAGACCGATTGTTATTCCGCAAGAAATTGCAGGTTTTGCGCCTGATCAGGTTGCCGCCATGCAGTTGGCGCGTGAACAGGTGGGTCGACAGGAGCCTTTCCTAAGAGCGGCACAGCAACAGTTCAGTGGAGGCCTTGACGCAATCCGGCAGGGTGCAGGACAGCAACTACAATCACAGCAAATGGGTTTAAGCCAGTTGCAACGTGGCGCCATGGAAGAGGCGCTCCAAAGGCGGGGCGGCTTAGCTGACGCTTTACGAGGCATTCAACAACAGCGCGCCCTATCAACAGGCGCCGTGAGGGGTCTTGGTAGAGATTTAGGCGCACAACAACGCTTTCAGGAGCAGGCGCTTGGTCAGTTTGAGGGCGGCCTTGGTCAGGGCCTTGCAACATTGGGCGGCGCGGCAGATCGTTTTGGTCGTCAAGCTCGTGGGCTGTCACGACAGCAGGCTGGGGTCACCGGGCGGTTTGGCCGTGAATTAGGCGGTGCTTTTGGTAGAGGACGTGCGGCGGCTGACAGATTTGGTCGTCAGACCGCAGGCATCGATCGAAGAGCGCTCGCGGCGACCAACAGGTTTGGCCGTGGATTAGGCGCCCAAGGCGCTGAATTGCGCGCAGGCGCACAGGCCTACCGAGGAGAGTTACCACAACAGCTCGGTTTAGAACGGGCCGCTGTCGATAGATTTGGGCGTCAGACAGCGGGGGTTGACAGGTTAGCTCGTCAAGCTGAGCAACAATTTGGTCAGGGTGTGGGTCAAGCTACTCGCGGCCTTCAGACCGCACAGCAACAGTTAGATCAACAGTTGGCTCAAGCGCTTGGACAAGAACGAGGAGCTGTCAACCGGTTTGGTCAAGGAATCGGACAGGCCACCAAACAGTTGCGACGGGGCATTGGCCAATTTGAAGGCGGTTTAGGCCAAAGTATTGGCGAGCAACGCTTGGCACAAGCTGGATTGCGGCGAGGTTTAGGCCAAGCAACAGGTCAATTAGCCGGTGAAGTCGGCAGGTTGGGTCGTGGATTAAGCGCGGCTGAGCAACGACAGCTAGGCGCTACACAGGACTTCGGGGGAAGACTTGTAGAATCCGAAAGGTTGCTCCGAGGCACAACTGGCGGGTTTGATCCCAGCATGACGGAACAGTTTTATGATCCGTTTGAGCAAAGGGTAGTGCAACAGACGATTGAAGACGCCATGAAAAGCGCGGATCAGGCTGACATTGCACAACAAGCAAGCGATGTGCGATCGGCTGGAGAGTCAGCATTTGGCTCTAGGGCGCGCTTAAACGCCGCAGAGAGGCGCGAAGCGCTAGGCCGTGGATTGGCCAAAGAACTAGCGGGAATACGCTCAGGAGGCTTCCAGCGCGCTCAACAGACAGCTATGGGCGAGTTTGCGCGACAACGTGACGCAGAACGTGCCGCCGCTTCTGGATTAGCGGGGCTAAGCGGACAAAGGCTTGGCGCACAAGAACGAGCCGCTCAAATGCTTGGTAGTGGTGCACAGACACGATTTGGCGCAGGACAGGCATTTGCAGGACAGCTTGGATCTCAAGCACAGCAATTAGCGGCCGGTAGAGAAAGATTGGC